AACACTCCTGAGTGAGCCTGGTGGGGCTGGGGAGGTCGCTCCTCCCCAGCTTCTAGCCACCAGTAGTTTGGCTTAGGAGCCCAACTGCACTCCCTTGAGGCGACCCGAGGACTTCTCCTGGCCGCGCTGGATACCGAACTCCGTCAGGTACTCGTCCTTGCGGCCGTCCGTACCCGGAGTCTGGATGTTGGTGCGCAGCATGGTGTCGCGACCCTGGAGGTAGCGGTACCCGTACTGCGTCATGTCGAGAGCATAGGCACGCTCGCGGAGGTGGTCGACCTCCGAGAACATGTTCTCGACCATGAAGTTGAGGCGACCGTGCGGAGAGAACCAGCTCTCGAGCGCGATACCGAACGACTTCGTCTCGGGGACGACTTCGACACGGTTCAGGCCGATGAGCGAGATCGCATCCGCCACCTCGCGGCTCATGAAGAACGCGCGGGTGCTGGACTCGCCGTAGCGGAAGATCGGACGGATGAAGCTGACCAGCTCCAAGGTCGTCAAGTTCCCGCCAACGTCGGTCTCGTTGGTCACGATGTGCTCGTCAATGCCACCCGTCACGCGGATGGGAGTGGTACCGGACACAACGATGTCCTTCTGGCCGAACCAGGAAATGAGGTTCATGCCACGCTGGTGCTGGATACCGTGCTTGCGAGCCTGGTAGGGAAAGTCCGGCCCACCGTAGAGGTCGGACGCCATGAGCGTGCCGGTGATCTCGAACGGGGTTCGGACGATCTGGGTGTAGTTCGTGTCCGAGGTCTCCAGGACGGCCTTACCCGAGCGCGCGGTGGCGCCCTCAGCATTGCTGTCCGAGAGGATCAGAATCGGATCGTTGTCCACGAGGGCCAGGTTGTTGCTGGCCGAAGCGTAGTCACGAACGACGGTGATGGTGGAGGTGGTGGGCTGGATGCTCGTCACGCGGGCGACTTCGTCGGTACGCGGGAACAGGAGCAGCGAGCCAACGACAAAGTACTCGTCGTTGTCCACCTTGAGGACGGTTGCGTCAGTGGCGTAGCCAGTGCTGTAGTTGATCGCCGTGACGACGGGCATGAGCTCGTCCTTCATGACCTTGAAGTCGGGATTGAAAACCGACTGGCGGTCAAGCTTGCGGAGCAGAGTCGTCAGGGGAGACGCATTCGGCTCGAGCAAGAGGATCTTCTCGTGCATGTCGATGATACGACGAACAGCCAACAGGCCTTGGGTTCCGCCAGTGGCGCGTTGGTTTTCGCGGATGGTAGGCACTTCTGTATTCCTTCAGGTTATCCCTGGAAGAGAGTGCGGATGGCCATGTCGTCGCCCTTAGCGGCGTCAACGATGGCGTCCCCGATTCTGTCTTCGACAGGGATGTCTCCACTTCCATCGGAGGGAGATACGATGGTACGGTCAGGTGCAGTCGGACGCCTGACACCGGCAGTTGCCCCAGCCATCGGCTGGTAGGTCGCTGCGGTGGGCTCGTCCTGCCCGGTCTGCTCTGACGCTCTGCGCAATGCTTCCAGCTCGATGAGACGGTATACGCCTCCGGTCGTTTCAGCAAGCGGCCGATCAGCCGCGAGTTCACGTCCGAGCCATGTCGAACCGTACTGCTGTGCCGAGGCGTTCCCTTGGCGGACGAGGTTGACAAAATCGCCAACCACTTCTTCAGCGGCAGGTCCGTAGTTGCGCAGGGCCAGGTCAACCTGGCGAACGATGTTGCGTTCGATGCCCTGGAGTTTGCTCGCTACCTCTTGCACTCGCTGGTCCTGCTGACGCACGGCGGCCAAGCGAGCTTGGTTCCGTGTGTCAAGGTGGTCCGCCAAGGCGACCAAAGCTTCCTCTGGATTCTCCTTGTACTTCTCTGCGAACAACGATGCAGTCGCAGTGTCCAAAACAGGGTCAGGCTCTCGTTCGGGTTGCCGTCCTGCGACCGGCTGTGCGGGGCCGGTCCTTAGCGTTCGGTTCTCCCCCTCGAGCTGTCCGATGTAACGATCCTTCTCAGAGAGACGCTGATTCAGCGTTTCGAAGTTCTGGGAAAGTCGAGCCACCGTAGCTCTCAGTTCACTGTCGCCGTTCTGTTCGTCTGTCTGTCCGTCCTGATCGGCCTGGGGTTGCGGCTCAGCGTTGCGTGCTTGGCCCAGCTCGAAGATCTGCTCTTCGTTTGAGTCAGCGTATGGGTCCTGGTCGCCGTTCCCACCAGTCAGGGTCCGAACTGCTTGCCTGAACATGTTGGCTTGCTCCTCTGGTTAAGGTGGTATTATACCACGAAAAATACCCCTTTGTCAAGGGTATTGTCTAGTTTGCAGCTTTCTCGCCCATCTCGAGGTCTGGTACGGGGGCCGTACCCTCCAGAGTGGACTTGCCCGTCACGGGCACGGGGTCCATACCGCTGGCCCCGGTGATGCCGAAACCGACCTTGACGCCGTCTTGGTAGCCGGAGCCGGTGCGGTCTTTCTTTTCCTTGCCAGGGGTGTCGTCAGGGGCCGCTCCAATGCGTCCCGCGGGCTTGCTGATAGCCATGCTATCTCCTTGGGTCTTCGGGGTTGGCCCCGAGGTATGTGGGTTCTGGAATGCCGACCGAGGTCACGGGGTCGCTGGGATCTCCCATGTCGTTCCCCATTGCGGCCACGGTCTTCGCGTGCTCCAGGATATGGAACACCGACTTCACACCCTCGATGAACCCTTGGTCGTGCCAGATGTCGGGGATCGATGCAATCCCCCTATGGCCTGTCAAACGCTCTTTGCGCTCTTCGATGAGCGAGTTCATCCACGAGATCATGGTGATCCCGACGTCCGTTCTATCGAACGCCGCGAGCTCATTCGCCGCGGACTTGTCCATATCGAACTGCGCCATGCCTACCCTCCTTCAGACGTACCGAGTACGTCGCGGATGTTCGGCCCGCCCTCTGGCGCGGCCGATGATGCCGGCGCACCCCCGGACGCTTCTACTGCTACGGGATTGGGCATCTGCCCCAGCATCGCCGGGTCGATGTTGATCTCGTGCAGGTCCAGGATGCGCTTCATGATGATCTGGATTACTGGGTGGTTCGGGTCGCCGTAGAGCTGCATGGCAATCTGGACCATGTTCATCGACTTCTGGAGTCGCATCTCTCGGTTGATCGGATCGGTCGCGCCGATGTCCAAGCGTACCTTGAGCAAGGAGCCATTGGTGGCCAGTTGTTCGGGGCCAACCATGACATGCTGGGATCCTTCCGGTCCGACGATGGCGATCATCTGTTCCTTCTCCATGTACTGCTCGTTGAGTGCGATCAGCATCTCACCAAGCGGCTCGAGCCCTTGCGAGCTCAACTGGAGGAACTTCATGCCAACGCGCGATGCCGCGGCCTGGGCCAGAATGCTGGCGCCGGTAGCGGTCTCGCGACCCTTGTCCGAGTCGACACCCTGGAAGTTGTCGTTCGCTCCGGTAGCAATCTGGGCCCACATGCGGAGATTATCCTCTGCTCTGTGCGCCGATTGTGCGGAGTTTCCGTTGTACAGGGGCTCGACGTCGTCGGGCTGGTTGACCCAGACGATGCCCTGCGGCTTGAACTGGGTAGCGTTTGGAGTGACTGGCGAGCCGATGCGGACCTTGAACATCTGGAAGACGGCTCTGTTGATGCCCTCCAGGCCCAGGTTGTGCATCGCGTTCAACTCAGTCTGGATGGAGTTCAGGGTCTCGGGCTCCCCGACACCATGGAACTCACCCGGCAACGAATTGTCAACGATCCGCAGGTAGGGCTTCTTGCCGTGCCAGAAGGGGTTCAGGTCGTTCATCAGGAGGATCTCTGGGTCGGTCACGAACACGCAGTAGCGTCCGTCCTCCCAGTACTCGATGACCTCGAACTCCCAGATCTCAGCCTCTTGCTTGGCCGCGGCAGAGTCGCTCGATCCGAAGGTGGTTTCCTTCTCCGACCTGGCGTTGTCCTCGCCGGTAGCGTCCACGGACGAGCCCGTCTGCTTGCTCTCCAACTCCGCAACCGCCGCGGAGTTCCAGCCAAGCTGCTCGGCCATGTCCTTGATTTCGAAGTAGGTGGCCTTGTAGCGCTCGCACACGTACCGGGCCTGCTCGATGTCGGGAGCGCCCGGCTCGGGGTAGAAGTTCTCCAGCGGGACCAGCGACACGAAGGGCGAGTCAGCCACGACAAACTCTTCGTCAAGGTGCTCCTGCACACTCCCATCGTCCATGACGATCTTGAACTTTCGGGGAGCGGTACGCTTCTCCCACCCAACCTTTACGATGGCCGTGCCATAGATAAGGCTCTCTTTCACCCAGTCAGCAATGACCATCGGGAGCTTCAGGTCTGCCCACTGAAACTCGATCAACTGACGGTGGAAGGATGCGGCCTCGATGTTCTCGTCACCTCGAGATGCCACCTCCACGGTGGGCTTCTGCGTGACGAGGCGAGGGATGAATGACTCGACCGTCGACCACACCAGCGGGATGAAGAGGTTGACCGAGTGGGGCCATTTCTTCCGCTCAGCGTAGCTGCGGTAGAGTTTGTACCAACGCTGCCATTGCGACTCTTTGCCCTTGCGGTGGTCGCGCGCTGCTTCCCAACGCCGGATGCACAGCTTCAGCATCTGGGCGTCCTCAAGCAGCGTGTTCGGGTTCGTGTCCAACGGCGGCTGGCCGTCGTTGATTGGTGATTCAGCCAAACTAGACTCCTGCTGAGTAGGTGTCCCAGCGGTCAGGATTCGGCTCGTCCATTACGGGCTCGAGTGCTTCAGGCCTGAGCAGCATTGGGTTTACGTAGCGAGGCGCCATGGCGAGCAAGTAGCGCACGGCGTCCGGGAAGTGATCGTTATACTTCTTCGGGCGGTCCGGGTCATTGGTTTCCGCAGCCAGTGAACGGTTTTCGTCCCACTCGTACTGCACCATGTTCTTGCGCAGGACGTGGCAGGTCTCGTAACAGAAGTAGACCTTCGGGTGGGCGGGACTGTCCTCCTTCGCGGCTCGCAGATACTCGCTGACCTTCTGGATGCCGTAGGGGATATCGTTGACTGCCGGCGTGGTGTAGATCCCGTACTTGGAGTAGATCTCCTGGGTGGTGTGCCCGGTCTCGTCGTTGCGTGCCGCGGCCTTCGGGTCGATGTACGTGGTCAAGATCGGGTAGCGAGTCTTGGCCGCGATGTTCATCGCGTGGTCCTTGATCAGCGCATTGGACAGCGTGTAGCTGTCGTAGATGTAGACGTTCTGATCAGGGTCGACGGCGCCCCAGATGACCGCGGTGGGGTTCGCCAGACCAGGGTCGATGGCTCGGAAGTGTGTCCACTGGTCCGAGATCCAGATGTACGACTCGTGCTCGGCGTTGTTGCTGAAGAGGTGCCCGCCCGTGTGCTTGTAGGTGTCGCTGTAGTCGCTGTACACTACGCCCTTCTTTGCCTCGAACGACGCCTCATACTCCTGGCGGAAAGTCGCCGGATCCGTTCTACGTCGCTTGGCTTCAATGTCCGCAGGGTCGAGGTACGGGTTGTCTGCGGTCTTGATGTGCGTCCAAGACCAACCCTCGTCAGAACCAATTTCAGTCTGCCCTTCCAGCCAGAGATCATAGATCCAGTTGTAGCCTCGTGGAGTCGTGATGAATAGAACACGTCCCTTTCGATCAGCCAGTGTCGGCTCGAGGTACGTGTCCCAAATCGCTAGTGCAACCTGGGCCGCTTCGTCAAGCACCAGGAGATTGAGGCCTTCCCCGAGGAGTCCTTTCGGGTTCTCGCAGGTCTTGCCTTCGATGAAGCCTCCACCAGCGAGGTGGATGAACCGTTGCCCCTTGGGGTCGTAGCTCGCTTTGACAACAGCGTCAGGCCCGAGGCATTCGTCTTCGACAATCCGCTTGTACACGATGCGGAAGACTTTGTCAGTGAGAGGGTAGGTGGGTGCTGCGATCCAGATGCGCCGGCCTGGCCACGAAGCTTCTTCAATAACCTCAGCCGCCGCTGCCTCCGACTTACCTGCTCGGCGCCCCCAGACGCCAACGTGGTAGCGCCAGTCCTGGTAGTGGATGAGCTCTTGCCCGCCATGGGGCTGGTAACCAATACCAGCAAAGAAGGCTCGCTTGTACTCCGTGCGGAGCACTGGGTTCGAGTAGACAGCCCAGAGCGCATCAGACATCCCCGCTCTGCGGAGGTCATACTGCCCGGTAGGTGGTGAGCTCATTGGTGAGACATTCCTTGACTACCGCGAGCTGCTTTCGGGTCTCCAGGTTGCTGAACCCAGAGTCGTC